GAGGATGACAAATGTATAGAGGAACAACTCCAACCATTTTTTTGGAACTGGAAACAGAGTTACCTCTTAATGACCTTGTGGAACTTTGGGTAACATTTAAAAGTCCTACTGTTGAGGTTACAAAAAGTTTAAGTGAGGTTGCGGTTGACTCTGAAAATAAGAAGATTGCTGTGTCTTTGACACAAGAAGAAACATTAAAACTCTTCAATGGTAAATGCGAAGTGCAGGTGAGATTCAGAACAATGAATGACCTTGCATATGCTTCTACTATAGAAGCAATTGACGTTGAAAGGATATTAAAGGAAGGGGTGATTTAATATGTTACCTCTTGAAATTCACATTCCACTTAAAATAAAAGAACCAGAACAAATAAAACTTAAAGTAAGTGAAGGTGGTGGAGGTGGTGGTGATTATCCATATTATACTGGAGATATCACTGTTACTCCTAAAGTGAGAGAGTCAGTTGAATTGAAAACGAAAGATACGATAGTTCTTCAAAATATTACAGTAGAAGAAATACCGTATTACGAAACAAGTAACGTAAAGGGTATAACATTTATTGTTGGAGGAAACTAATATGCCTAATGCTATAAATAAAGTTGTGTTTGGTGACCAAACACTAATTGACCTTACTTCTGATACAATAACTTCTGCTGATTTGGCGAGTGGAGTTACCGCACACGATGCAAGCGGTGCTGTTATAACTGGTACTTCAACGAAAGATTCCGATACAAGTGAAGATACCGCATTAGTAGGAGAGATTCTTTCTGGAAAGACCGCACACGCAAGGGGAGCACAGTTGACAGGTACTATGCCTAACAATGGTGCTGTTGCAGGTGTGATTGCTACCAAGGCACAAGAGTATTCGATTGCACAAGGATATCACGATGGTTCTGGTAAGGTTAAGATTGCTGATGTTGAACAGGCAAAGATAATTGCAGGGAACATTAAAGATGGAGTTGAGATTCTTGGTGTAACTGGTACTTACACTGGTGAAGGTGTTACGGCACAAGCAAAGACAGCAACACCCTATACTACACAGCAAGTGATTCTTCCCGATAGTGGGTATGATTATTTGTCACAGGTAACAGTTGCGGCAATTGCATATGTAGAAACTCCCAATGCGGCAGGAGGAAATACCGCTACAATTGGTAATGTAGCACCGTAAATGAAAAGTGAATGGTAAAAACTATTGGGGAGAAGTAATTCTCCCCTTTAGTGTTAAAAAGAGGTTTGTGACACATATTTGCGAATACACAAATGTTTAGAGAGGTGTACGATATGGCTATAAATAAGGTTGTTTTTGGAAACAACACATTGATAGACTTGACAAGTGATACAATTGGAGCAGATAAGTTGCTTAAAGGTTTTACAGCACACGATGCAAGTGGAGCATCTATTGTTGGTACATACGAAGGTGGAAGTGTAGATGGTTATACCATTAATCTTTTTGCTTCTTCATCTGAATTATATGGTCAAAGTATTGTTGTTTCTTATGAAGGACAGAGAGTAACAACGATACAATTTAGTAATGCAGGTACAGCATCAATAGTTGTTCAAGAAGAAGGTGCTTATAACTTTGCTGTGTCTTATGGCGGTTTAACTTATTATTGTGATGTAAATGTTGTTAGTGCTGTTCGTACTTACAACGAAACGATATATTATTATCCAAACGGTAGTACAGTTACTCCAATTAATGATGTTCAGATATGGATAAGTTGTGCAGATGTAAGAGATAAGAATTATACTACTCTTGCAGAGGTGTTTGCTGACAATCAGTTGTTGGCAACTCTTATGAGTTCTGAAAATGCTGTAAATTATCTTGTAAGGTCAAAACAGTTTATAAAGAGTGAAGCATTAGTACCTGTGATGACTTCAAATACCACTCCCGAAGGTTTGGCTTTCGCTTATGGCGAATTAAGTGGTTACGAAGCATACAGGGCATTTGACAACGACGATTCTACATTTTGGCAAGGCAGACCTTCCGCTATTAATGGTACGATAGGATATTGCTTCGATAGCCCCGTCAATATAAGCAGAGTCAAATATAGAGATAAATATGGCAACAAGCAAGTGACCATTTCATATTCTGACAATGGTACGGATTATACTATTGCATCCGATTCAGCAACTATAACAAGTGGAGATGCTGACTATTACTTTGACACGAACGTAACATCAAACCATAGATATTGGAGAGCGAATATTACTGCAAATGAAAGTTCTAACTTCTACGTTTCGAGCCTTCAATTCTACACCGAGGATGGTGTTACACAAAACCAAACCGCTATGTTATATATCGGTGCTTCTGATTATGCATCTGAAACATTACTTTCAGATTCTACTTGGCTGTCTGCTATTGATGGTAGTGCATATAAAGATTATGTCATTAATGCTTCTGTGCCGACAATGACGGGATATACCACGCCCAAAGGTGAAGTTATATACTCAACTATTCAAGGAAGTTACTTGCCGTGGTATGCCTTTGACGGGACATCTAATCATTATGAACCCGTAGAAATTGTTGGTAGTTATATCGGATATAAGTTTGAAGGCAATACAAAGATTTACAAAGTAGGGTATCAAGGTGCTACATCTCCTTATCAATCTTGGTCTCTTAAAGACTTCAAAGTACAAGGTAGTGCAGACAATGTAACTTGGGAAGACATAGAAACTTTAAATTATTCCGGAAGTAATCTCGGTCAGTATGTTGAATACTCGTTGAGTCAGTTAAGTGAAGATTATAAGTATTTTCGGCTCTACTGCGTAAGTGGAAATGGCGGTGGTCACATAGTTGTTACAAAAGCTCAATTCTACGGACGTGAAAATGCTGGTGTTCAAACTTGGTTGAGAAAAGCAGGTATAATCGACAAACTTTATACCACTCTTGCAGAGGTGTTGTCAGATACAACCACTCTTGAAGAACTTATAAAGAATAAAGATGCTGTTGACTATCTTGTAACTTGTAAAGGTTGGGCAGAACAAATATGTGCTGACCAAAATGCAATGTATTATATTGGTCAGAACAACTACTGTGCAAATACGTTACTTGCTGATGAAACGTGGAGAGAAGCAATATGCAATTCCACTTATAAGACAAGCGTTCTCAATGTCACGAATCCTAATATGACAGATAACACACATCCTTACGGAGTATGCTTTGCAAGTTCTGTTTACAGTAGTGACTATGCTGAATGGAAAGCATTTACGGGAAGCATTGACACAAGAGGTTGGAATTGCAATTCGTCTGAATATAACAAACTCGACCAAGCATATGTTGGTTATGAGTTCACTTCCGCAGTAAAGGTTTGTATGATTGAGTTTATCTATAACTCAAACTCTACTGCTGTTTCTTCTTCCGAAGTCAGAGTAGTAGCAAACGATAATTCCGCTGATGCGTGGAATGTAATGTCAGATGTTTATACGGGAACGGGAACGGGTCAGACTGAAAGGAAGATAATCGTCAATTCCTATGCCCCTTACAAGAGAATTGCATTAAAAGGTTCGTTCTATCAAGGCTCAACAAGATACTTTGCAATAGCAAAAGCAATTATCTACGGAAGGAAGGATATATCAGAACCAACAGGAGAAACTCTTTTGTATAAAGATGGAACACAGTATGTTACGCTTAACAATAGAATTAGTGGTTCTAGTAATGCTAGTTCTTTTCAAGAAAGTTATATACAGTGTAATTATTATTCAAGTAGTGGTTCTGGCTTTGTTTCGACAGAAGGATTTGATATTACTGGGAAAAAGTATTTTAAATTGAATTTTAAATTAGCAAATTCAGCCGAATTGCAACATCAACATTGTATGGTAGCAGACTTGGAGTACTTTTTAAAACAAGGTATTACATCTTTAAAGTTTGGCTTTAGATATAGTGGAAATGGATGTGTTTTATACTTGGTTGATTCACAGTATGATATAAATCCTTCTAATACAAATACAAAGTATGTTTCTGGTTGTGTATCTGGTGGAAACAATTACATTGTCGTTGATAAAATTTGGTTGGAGTAAGGAGAGTTTTATATGAAACTTTTAGAATTTCTAGATAAATTAAAACTTGCACACGATGTGCCGAATTATTATTGTAATAAGTTTCCTAAAAATTGTGGTTATTATGATGGTAGCAGATTTAGTTTTGATTGTTGGAATTTAGTTAAGGCAATTCTTGGAGGTTGGACGGATAATAGAACTGTTGGTTATTACGTTTCTCCAAAGAATTTTCCAACAGGAGATTGTGATGGTTATCATCTACTAATGCAATGCACAAACAGGTCTAAAGACTTTTCACAGTTAAAGCAAGCAGGAACTTATTTGTATATTTCTGATAGAGGACACGAACACGCAGGAGTTTATGTTGGTGATTTTCAATATCAGAATGAAACTTTTAATGTGGTTGAGTGTACATCAGATTGGGCGAGCAAAGTTCAATACACATATGTAAATGATAAGGGTGAAAGATTTTTATACAAAGGTGGTTCAAAAGGAAGGTCTTGGACAGATTATGGATTGTTACCTTGGGTAGAATACGATAGTATTCCTCAACCACTTCCAAATCCAACTCCACAACCTACACCTTCGCCTGTTTTGGAAACTCCTTTTGGAATTGATGTGTCAAATTGGCAAAAAGGCTTTGATTTACAAGGTGCTGTAAATGAAGGATTTTCTGTTGTAATTGCAAAAGCAGGTGGTGCAGAATGTGGTTACTTCCAAGATAAGTCTTTTGAAAACTTTTATCAGCAAGCAAAAATGAAAGGCATTAAAATAGGTGCTTATTATTATGGAAATGCATTTTCTTGTGAAGATGCTGTTGTTGAAGCAAACCACTTTATATCTTATCTAAAAGGTAAGGATATTAAGCACGTTTATTATGATGTAGAAGGAAAGATGCTTAATCAAGGTTATACACATCTTACCGATATTATAAAAACATTTTGTCAGACAATGATAAATGCAGGATATGCTTGTGGAGTTTATACAAGTGAATCTCAATTCAATTCAAGATTTGATGATAAACAACTTTCTGCATTTCCACATTGGGTTGCAAAATATTCAAAGAATCAGCCTAATTTAAAGAGTGGTAATAAAGTTGAGATTTGGCAATATGGTGGTTCTGTAAATTATATTAGAACACCAAAAGTTGCAGGAAGAGTTGTTGACCAAGACTTTTTCTATCAGCAATGGTCTGACGCACCTGTACTTGTTTCTGTTCCTGTAGTAGTTCCTACTGTAGCAGAGAAGTCTATAGACCAGTTAGCGGTAGAGGTTCTTGCAGGATTACACGGAAATGGAATTGCAAGAAAGATTGCTCTTGGTAAGAGATATGAAGAAGTACAGCAGAGAGTAAATGAAATTGTTGAACAGAGAAAGCAAAAAGGTAAAACGCACATAGTTGTTAAGGATGACACTCTTTCATCTATCGCAAAGAGATATAATACAACTGTAGATGCACTTGTAAAAGCAAATGGAATACCGAATAAAAATAAGATTTATATCGGTCAAGAAATTAAGATAGTATAAAAGGAGAAAAATATGGATATGACATTTTTAATTACAGCACTTGGAATTATTTCTGCTTGTACTGTACTTACCGTTGAAGCAATTAAGAAGATTATGGATTCTGTGTCAAAACAGTATAACGCAACTATTCTTGCGGTGATTATATCTTTTGTGCTTTCAATAGCAAGTTCAGTTTGTTACATCATTTATAACTCTGTACAGGTTACAGCAAAAACAATTGTTGAAATTGTTGTGCTTGTATTTCTGTCATTCCTTTGTTCAACTGTTGGATATGACAAGGTTATAAAAGAGATTTTTAAGAAGAATAAAGAATGAGGTAGATGGAAATGGATGAGGAAATGAAGCAAACAATTCTACAGGAAATAGAGGACGAACAAAAAGAAGTGATTTGTGCATATCCTCATATCCCCTATTACCTGTTGGAAAAAGATTTTGGTGAAAACATAGGTGCAAGTTTTAAGAATGAGTTTGAACAGATAATGAAGTATTACAAGATTTATCACCTTGGAGCAGATTTTCTTACAGAAGGTTCAAATGGTGATTATACACCTTCAAGGTTGAGATATAAGAAAGCAAGACTCATTCTTAACAAAGAAGCAAGGTTTTTTGTTGCAAACTCACCTTCATTTAATGTCAATGTTGATGATGTTACTGGTGAATACGCTAAAGAAAATGCAATCATTCAAGATTATCTTGATAAAGTTCTTGAACTTACCAACTTCCACGGAAAGTTAATGAAGGGTGTTAAAGATTGCTTTATCGGTAAGAGAATTGCAATTACTGTAAACTTTAATGAGGAAGAGGGAATTTCAATTACTTTCTTTAAGTCTACGGAATTTGTGTATTCGTTTGGTAAGGATGAGAAGTTGGATAAATTTACAGCCTATTATGAAACTACAGGTCTTGACAGTTTATCTCAACAAAGATGGTTCAGAAAACATTATGAAAAAACAAATGGCAAGGTTTATCTAGTAGAAGAAGTTTATGATGGTGCAGGTGAACTTGTAGAAACTGTAACCAAGAGAAGTGAGATTAAACTTGAATATATTCCTGCTGTTGTTATTTTTAATGATGGATTGACAGGAGATATGAGAGGTGAGAGTGAATTACTTGATTTGATGTTTTGTGAAAGTTATTACTCAAAACTTGCAAATTCAGATATGGATTCTGAAAGAAAGAATATGCATCCTGTAAGGTTTGCAATTGATGCAAGTAATAAGAGTACAGAGTCGCTCTCAACAAGTCCTGGTTCTTTCTGGGATATTCAAACTGATTATGATAAACCTAATGATAGTTCGTTTGCCGCTAAAGTAGGTGTGCTTGAAGCAAGTATGAATTATTCTGCACCACTTAAGGTTACACTTGATAGACTTGAAAATGAAATGTATTCTGCTTTGGACGTTCCTAATATAACTAGTGAACAGTTAGCAGGTGTAATTACAAGTGGAAAAACAATACAGGCTTTGTATTGGGGTCTTACTGTAAGATGTGATGAAAAGATGCTTGCTTGGGAAGGTGCTTTAAGAACCATTGCTTATGTAATCATAGAGGGAGGAAAACTCTATCCCACTTGTATTAAAAAGTATACGGACGAAAAGATACCAGAAATTCCCTATGATGTTTTGGTCGAAAATAACTATCCTATTCCCGAAGATGTAAAGGAAGAAAAGGAACTGGATATAACAGAAGTAGATGCAAAACTAATGTCAAGAAAAGCATATCTTAAAAAGTGGAGAAAGTTGAACGATAAAGAAGCCGTTGCTGAACTTGAACAGATTAAGTTAGAGAGTGAAATGCTTGATAACACTTATCTTAACTACTCTACATCAGATACAGTTAAAACTTCTGATATGGAAAATCCTGTTGGTAAGGAAAACGGTGAAAATGATGATAACAGTTCTGAAAATGAAAATGACAAACAGTACAATAAAGTGAGCGTAGGTCAGAGTGCAAATGCAAGAAATGCACTTGAATAAGGGGTGACTTATGTATGTAACAGACCCTTTTCTTGAAGCAGAGCAATATAGAGATAATTTAATGTTGCAAAGTGAGAGAGAGATAAGAAAATTTTACGAACATTCATATCGGATAATCTCAAACAGAATTGCGAGGTTATCCGATAGAACTGATGAAAGTAGTGTAGCAAGAAGAGTATATCTTGAAGAATTGCGTAGAGAGATACAAATTCAACTGAACGAAATTGACGGTAATTTAAATACCCTTGTTACAAACAATGTAAACAGTATGATTACAGAAACAATGTCTGTAAATAGTGCTTATTTAAACCATTTGGGTTTCAATTACTATACAACTAGTCCTGCTTTAATTGCTGATATGTCGAACAGAGTATTAACAGGACAATTGTATGGTGGAAATTGGACTTTAAGTACCGCTATATGGGGAAATAACGTAGGAATACAAGCAGACATAAATAGAATCATTTCTAGAGGTATTTTGCAAGGTAAAACAACATATCAGATTGCAAAAGAACTTGAAAAATATGTAAATCCAGATTATACGAGAATGGTTGCTTCTGGAACAAGAGGTAGGGTTGATTACAATGCACAGAGGTTAGCCAGAACCACAGTTCAACACGCTTATCAAGAAGCGTTTGTACAAGCAACTAGAAACAATCCATTTATAATTGGCTACAAATGGGAAACTTCTGGAATGTCAAATGTATGCCATTTATGTATGGATAGAGAAAGTCTGGATGAATATGGTTTAGGTGAAGGTGTATTTCCTAAAGATGCATTACCTTTAGACCATCCTAACGGTAACTGTACGTTTTCTATTGTATCTGTATATTCAGAGGATGAAATACAGGATATGGTAGATGATTGGAGAAATGGTTATGGTGATGCAGAAATGAACGGAGAAATTGATTATTTTATTGATGATTTATTTTAATAATTTTGTGCTGTTTTTGTTGACATTAACGGCAGAAAATATTATAATAAGTTAGGGTTGGGGATTCTCTAACCCTCTTACCCTTTAAGGGAAATCTACCACAGATTCTAGTGGATTTTGCATAAGTTAAAAAGGAGAATAAAATGCTTAAGAAAAAGTACGAATCAAAACTTTTGCCGTACAAATTGCAATTTTTTGCAGAAAACGGTGAAAATGGTGACGGACAACAAAATGACAATGGACAGAACGGCAATGAAAATTCAAATGGTGAAAATGGCGGTGAGCAGAATGGTTCTGGTGATGGTGGAGAGCAGGATAAAGGTGAGAAAACTTTTACGCAGAAACAGGTTAGCGATATGATGGCTAAAGAAAAGAAGCAAGGAAAGCAATCTGTTCTCAATGCTCTTGGTTTTAAGTCAGAACAAGAAGCAAAAGATGCAATTAGCCTTTTGAAAGCATTGCAGGATTCGCAGAAGTCAGAAGAAGAAAAGCAGAAAGAAGCAAATGATGCTATGATAGCCGATAAGGAAAAGGCTGAACAGAGAGCATTACTTGCAGAAGCAAAACTTTCTTGCATTGAAAATGGAGTGAATAAAGAATCTGTTGAAGATGTTTTGACTATTGCAATGTCAAAAGTATCGGATGACAAGAAACTTGAAGATGTGATTGCTGATATGAAGAAGGAAAAGAGATACAGTTCTTTCTTTGTTGAAGAAAACAATGGTGGAAGTTCCAACGGAACTGGTAGTACACCTTCACATAGTTCTTCATCAAATAACAATGGTGGTGACTATGGTAAACAACTTGCTGAAAAGTTTAACGCTAAAAGCGTAGGAACTAAAAGTAAATTCTTTTAAGGAGGAAATGAGATGTTAAATCAAACTGGTGTAACCACAAACTCTTATGGCTATGGCGAGAAGCGTATTCTTGTTGATGAAGTCAACAGCACCGCTTTCTCTTGTGTTGTAGCAAATACAGGTATTACCGCTGATTCAGAAGGCAAGAAGATTATTAAGGCAGGTACTCCTCTTTATGGTAGCCTTACCGCAAGAAATACCGCATTTACTATAAGCGGTGCAAGCGGAGCAAAGCCTGTTGGTGTAGCACTTCACGATGTAGATGTTACCGCAGGTAATGCAAATTCACAGGTACTTGTTTCTGGTTTCATTGACATTAGCAAGGTAGATGCGAGTGTTCGTTCTACTCTTGTTTCCGCAGAAGCAAACCTTAAACTTATTGCTCTTGTTCAGTAAAACCAAAAAGGTTGAATCCAACAACAAATTAAGGAGGAAATAGAAATGCCTAGAACAATTTTTGATTATGTTACTTCTGGTAACATTGTTTCTTATTGGAACACTATGAACCTTGCTGAAACCGATGCTCTGCTTGGTGATGAACTTTTCCCTTCACAGCAGAAACTTGGTCTTAAACTGGATTGGATTAAGGGAGCAAGTGGACTTCCTGTAGTTCTTAAGCCTAGTGCTTATGATGTTGTCGCTCTTAAGAGAGATAGAATTGGTTTCCAAGAGGTTAGCACCAAGATGCCGTTCTTCAAGGAGTCTATGCTCATTGATGAGGAACTTCGTCAGAACCTTAATATGGTTCTTGAAACTGGAAATGGTGCTTACATTGATGCAATCACTAATCGTATCTTCGATGATGAGATGAACCTTCTCCGTGGTGCTAGAGCACAGAGAGAGCGTATGAGAATGTCACTTCTCACTACTGGTCAGATTACTATTTCTGCAAACGGACAGAATTATGATTATGATTACGGTCTTGAATCTTATCAAGAGGTTGACCTTACCTCTGGTAATGCAACTTGGGATGACCCCGATACCGATATCGTTTCACAGATTCGTGGATGGCAGGATGCTGTAGAACAGCAGACAGGTTCTAGACCTACTAGAGCCGTATGTTCCGCAAAGACTATGGGTTACATTTACGCTAACAACGTAATTCGTCACGCTATCTGGGGAAATGACAGCACCGCACCTACTTCCAGAGCAAAGGTAAATGAGTACATCCTTGCAGAACTTGGTCTTACCATTGCGGTTTACACCAAGAAGTATGTAAACGAAGCAGGAAACACTGTTGCTTATGTACCCGATGAACTCTTTGTTCTCTTCCCTAGTGGAAATCTTGGAACTGGTTGGTTTGGTACAACTCCCGAACAGAGTGACCTTATGGGTGGTTCTGTTGCAAATGTATCTATTACTGATACTGGTGTTGCTGTTTGCACTTCAAAGAAGGTTGACCCTGTAAACGTTGATACCAAGGTATCTATGATTTACCTTCCTTCATTTGAGAGAATTCCCGAAATTCTCATTGCAACTGTTGCATCATAAGGAGAGCAAAATGTTAACTATAACTAAAAACGGAAAGATAAAGAAAGTTTCGGAGAGTGTCTATACTTCTGTTTTTAAGGATAGTGGATGGTCGGTAGTGGGAGAGAAATCTCCCACTTCTGCCGTTTCACAGGAACAGATTGAAGCACCTGTAGAAACTGTTGAAGAAGATGTTGAAGAAAATGTGGTTGAGTCCGACAATGAAGAAGATGAGATACCCGATGAAGCGTGGGATGAAGCAATTGCAGAAGGAGAGGTTGAAAAGCCTATTTCTGAAATGAGCCATAATGAACTGGTTGAAAAGGCAGAGAGCCTTGGAATTCAGACAAAGGGTATGAACAACAAACAACTTCGTGATGCGATAAAAGAAAAGATGTAATCATTGGAGGTGTCTATGAGTACAATGAGTGATATTGAAAGATTGAAAATTGTACTTCGTGAAAAAGATTATCCTCTGTTTGAAGATGAAGAGTTACAGTTTTATCTGGATGAAAACAATGGTGATTTTGATGCAACAGCATACCAATGTTTAATTCTGAAATCTGAAAGCACTTCCGTTGTATTGAGTGGCTTTGAAGCATCTGACAGTTCAAAGTATTTCAGACGATTGGCACAAAGGTATAGAAAAACAAACTCTGGTGTTTTAAAAGGGGGTTGATACAATGCAGATGCAAGTAGAAACTTTCCTAAAGAGTAAGATAAATCGTTTGATAAAATGGAACGGACAGGATTTTGTTTTCACAAGGAAAATGAAAAACCAGTATCACGAAATTGTAGATGACACCAATTTTGAAATTCATATAAGAGGTGTTTTCCACGATGGCGGTGGTTATGGTGGAATGTTAAACCTTGAATTGTATACCAGAGAAGGTTCAAGAGAATATGATAAATCAAAACCGATGATTTTATGTTTGGTTGATGATGACTCATCTCAAATTGTTATTGATGACGAGGTTACAATAGGTAAAACACCTTACACGGTTGTTGACAAGGTAGATGTAAAGAATCTTGGAATTGCTTATGAAATCTCGTTAGAACAAGTTTTGGATATGGTGAACTGATATGGGTGCTTCTGATTACACTACAGGCGAAGGCTACTACAGGGTTGAAGTAGCAGAGGTTGAAGAAGGATTGTTGAAGTTGTCTGCAACAGCAAGAAGAGCCGTTAAAGCGTATTTGAAAGAAGAAGGTGTACCGTATCTTGAAAATTATGCGAAAGCAAACGCAGGATGGGAAGATAGAACTGGAACAGCAAGAGCAGGACTTACCGCTTCTGTGTATGAAAAAGGTAGAGCCAGTAATACAAGACTTGAACAAGATTACACTTGTGGAGTTGAAATCTATCATACAGCGTATAATGATAGAGGACAGAGGTATGGCTTATGGTTGGAACTTGGTGCTTACAATGTAAGAGCAGGTAAACACAATAGAGTTTTTGCAATTCTGAAAGAAACCGCAAGAGAAGCAGGAGCATATGTTGTTGATGGAATGAGAGATATACTTGAAAAGTATGAAGGTTTTGCTTTTGGTGTTGATGACCTAGTTGTTGACGTAGACAACGATGCAGATAGGGAAAGGTATTAAATGAGTATATCACAGGAAGATTTAACTGGAAAAGAGAATGTATGGCAGATTATATGTGACATATTAAATAAGTACGGTGATATTCCTGTGTACCCACCTGCCATACATAATGGAGAATGTACATCTCCCTATTTGGTTGTAAAGGAAGATGGAGGTGCGAGAGTACCAAGTTATTCTTCACAGTATCGTTATGTGAGAATAATGTTGTATGTTCCTAGAAACCAATATTCAAAATTGGATGAGTACCAAAAACAAGTTGAAAATATCATTGAAGAAAAGATTTTTCCCTTGTTGTTACCAACAGGGCAAATCGAAAGTGATTACTATGATGACAATTACAATGCACATATGAGAGCAATGTTATATCGTTATGTGCGTAGAAACAAACTTCTTTAATGGAGGTGAATGAGATGGCTGTAAAGAAGGGTACTGAAATTGCAACAATTGATGTTGCTCTCGTAAGTATGCAATCTTATGAGGATGGTGCAGATGAGATTATTCTTGATACCG